CTCTAGGCGGCTGTCGCGAGCGGCGAAGAGTTGTCTGACGGTCCACTCGCCGGGATAGACTCCGAGGATTCCTGCGGCTTCCCAGACGGCATCCCAGACGCTCCGGCTAGGCTCTCGATTGTCGCCTTCTCCAATCCCGCCTCCGCTCTGCCGAGCATCTCGTTTTGCACTTCGTCCATCTTGGACGCGAGAAGCCCGATCATCTTGCGAAGGCGCTGCGGGAAAAAATCGACAAGTTCCTGCTCAAGTGCTTTCGTCGCAGCGTCCAGCGAATCGCCACGCAGACCGTCAAAGAAGTCTTCCTTACTCAGCCCCTTGGCCTCGACTTGCTTGGTGAGCAGTGCGTAAAGGATCTCGCCGATCTTGGCGTATTGACTTCGCAGCACCTGGAACGTCTGCGAGATGTTGGCAGCGTCCACCATGTCGAAGGGCATAGCTTTTCGCTCGCCTGTCTCTTCGTCCACGACGTCAACAGTGACGTTGTCGCGGACACGCAAGGCAGAAGCGACGGTCAACGCCACCTGCCACGGTCTGCCCTGGTCGTCTCGGAACTCACGCATCTGCTACCTCGTTAGCCTCGGGTCAGTCATCTTTCCCTCAAGCGTGAACGTCGCCACGCCATCAACCGGGTCGCTCTCGCTGATGCTGGTCAGCACGGCCAGGAACGAGAACCCAGCGGCACCGCCATTGACCATGAACGTGCTACCTTCGTGCATCCGCTGAAACGCCGTGCCAAGATCACCAGAGTCGTTAAGCTCGACGCTCACCGTGCATTCGTATCCCGTGCTGTAGGTCGCTGCGTACCGACTGCCGAATGGGTTGACTTCAATGGTGCGTGCCGATTCTGTCAGCGTCACGTTGCGAGCGCTCGTGATGACGCCGCCATCAAGCGAGATGGTGCAGTCCTTCCCCAGCGTGATCGCCACTTAGAACTCCTTGAGGGTCACGCTATAAGTCACGGCACCATCGACGCTGTTGTTTTCGGTAACGCTCATGACAGAGAAGCCTGACCCGACAGCGTTCAGCGACGCGATCACTCCGTCAGGGTCGTGGCACTCAATCTCCCAAGTCTTTGTGACAAACCCAGCCTTCGAGACACGGCGGCCAGGAGCGCCGCTTGTGCCGCCGACGTTGCCGCGGTTGGAAATGTCAATCGTTTCGCATTCCTGCGAGAACGTCGCCGATATAACGCCTTCAATAGCGGCTCCCGATACTTGCGGAGCGCCGGAGCCGTCCTTGCCGAGCGATGGCATGTTTGTTGTTTCCTTAGTGAGTGGTTAGACGGTGCGAGACCCAGAAACCGTATAGGTGACAACGCCATCGAGAGGCTGGCTCTCGGTGATGTTGGTGCAGATGTAAGTCGCATTGCCAGTCGCCGTGCCGGAGATGGTGAACGAGGCTCCGATGGTGACGCCGGGCGACTCAACGCATTCAAGCTCAATCGTCTGCTCAATCAGAGCCTTTGAAAACCTTCGCGACGTGTCGCCGAATTTGGTGACGTCTACCTCGCTGGCGGAATGGCTGACCGTGCAGCTGCGTGCGCCACTGACGCCACTAATCGTGACGTCCTTACCCAACTTGATCTCGACTGTGCCTACTGGCATGGAGTGCCCTCATGTGTGCGAGTGCCAGCGGTGCGGCTGGTTCGCTCACGGTATGGGCAGCAGGGCGGAATCTAGACCGGGTATGCCGTGGCTAGTTTCTCGCCAACATGTTCCGCCATTTTTCGTTCGCTTTCGCTACGGCGGCGTCTACACGCTTAGAGCCAGCCATGTACGGGCGAGCCGGGTAGCGAGCCGTACGGGTGATCGTCGTCTTCTCCCAATTGCGGCTATAGCGGAAGCCGCCCTTGTCGATCTGCCACTGAAGTGCACCGTATTCGTACTGGTTCCTCTGCGGACCTAGACTCTGTCCCTTGGTGAAGCGACCGCTGGCGTCACGACCGGCGGCGCTCCTGCCTGCCTGTCTTCGCAGGTACGCATTGCGGGCAGCACCGACGCCGATCCTGTACGCCGTCTGCTTGACCGTGCCGCCGAACTGGTGCAGCTGTGCCATCCACGGCTTTGTTTTTTCCGTGCCGATGACGGCAGTCATTCTCGCCGGATCAAAGTAGTCTTTGATGTCGTAGTAGAACCACCGCCTCGGTGCCCAAGACTTAACCGGCTGACCAGCGGCCCTAGGCTCGCCCGACCCGTAAGCCGTGATGTCTAGGTAAAGGCCACCGACAAACTCGACAGGCTTGCCGCGACCGAGACGCTTTCTCGCTGCCGCCGATGTCTTCGGGGCATTGCGACCGATCCCAGCCTTTGCCTCGTTCTTGATGTACAGGCCCAAGTTCGACAACACCTTGGCGTTCATCTTGCCGATCATCCGAGCGACTTTCGGACGGTCGAAGAAGTTGCCGCGAATCTTCGCCCGCAGCTGGAGCCGCCCGAGCGTGTCCGCCGACATCTCGCGGCGATTTCCGCCGATCATGCCGGGACGGATAAAAGCCCGGCTCATGCCAGAAAGCATCGACGGCATAGCAGCCTCCTAGACAGTCGGCAGCACGTTGCTCTCAAACACCCTGTAGGTCGCAGTAATCACTGCACGCCAGACGTTCCGCTCCGTCAGTGCGTCGTCAGGATTCAACTCGATACTGACCGTCTGCGGGCTCGTCACGCCAGCCGGCCACGTCACCGCCTGGCCGAACGAGTGGGCACGCACCTGGAGCATGACGCTGTCGGCGAGATCGAGCATGCCGTCTACCTCGGCGTCGGTCGTGACGTGACGCCCGACAAAGACCGTGACGTTGTAATCGACCTGCATGTGCGTGCGACTGATTCGCGTCACGTCTGCACTGCCGGGAATGACGACTACCCTCGGAACGCTCATGGCGTCTACGTCGATGTTCGCCCAATTCTTCCGTTCAACGGTGGTGGAAGGAATGCTCCACGTCACGGACTGTAGCCCGGTGGCGAGACTGTCGGTGATAGTGCGTAGGGCGCTGCTCATCTCGTCACCTTGGAATGCGTCACGTCACAAGCCATACCCGCGTCGTGGGAAACCATTTGCCGCCACCTGTGCCAAAGACGCGAATGACATCGTTTGCCACCACCGAGATACTCACGTCGGCGGTGCCGCCTGCCACTGCGTAAACGACAGTTCCGTTTTTAGAAATGCGGCACTCGTCGCCATCGTTGCCATCGTGATGCGTGCCTGTAACTCTCACAGTGCCGGTAGCGCCAGCCGTGAACGATGCGTCTCCGACGGTTGCGCCGAGGAAATCGGTGGGGCTTGACGGTGCGACGAGCTTGCTACCGACAGTTCCAACGCCCGACCAGCCAGCAGCAATCGCCGAGAACAATGCCGCCGATGGCGTGACGGCACTACTCGCGGCCGTGTAGGCCCCGGTGCCAACGCCGTTGACTGCCGCAACGCGGAAACGGACTGCCGTGCCATTCGTCAGCCCTGTCACGGTCGCACTTGTCGCCGTCGATGCAGCCGCCGAGAACGTCGTCCACGTCGTGCCGTTGTCGGTGCTGTACTGCTCGCGGTAGTCGGTGATCGGAGCCTGTGCGATCACACCTGTCGGTGCAGTCCATGACAGTGTCGCCTGTGCGTTGCCTACCGAGACGGTCAGGCCGGTCGGTGCAGCAGGCAGAAACAAGTCCCAGCGGGAATCGGCGGCTCCGCCGCCCGCGGCGACCAGTTCCCAAGCATAGCCCGTCCATACGTACGTTCGTCCGTTCTGAACTGACTGCTGCCCGACGGTCGGCGATGATGGGAACGAGAGTGGCATGTGTTACTCCGTGAGTTGCAGCGTCGAGATTTGATTCGGCCCGCTGTTGTCTGTCGTGCTCTGGAACACCCAGCGATAAGCACGGAAATTGCGCGCCTGCGACAGCGTGAAAGTTTTTGCCTGCTGGTTAGACCAGCCGCCGATCCCGCTTCGCGAATCGATCTCTGTCCATGTAGACAGGTCGTCGCTCCCGTAGACGATCCACTGGGAGAAGTAATCAACAAACCCGGGTTGCGGCGTCGTGATCGAGTACCCGTTGATGTTCGACTTCTGCCCGTCGGGGAATGCGTACTGAATCACTCGGCTAGGGCTGTTTCCTGGGCCACGCTGTAACTGGGCTGCCGTAGACGAGTTGCCGTCGAACGCTCGCCACAACTCCATGCCAGTATCGGAACCGGCCGAGATATTCGACTCGCCAGCGACAACGCCGCTGGGCGATGTCAGCGAACTCATCGCCGGAATAGCCCGGAACACAGCTGCCGTAGGCGTGACGCTGCTGCTTGCCGCCGTGTATGTGCCGACGGCAGTACCGTTGACGGCTGCCACGCGGAACACATACGCCGTGCCGTTGGTCAGGCCGGTCACGATGGCCGATTGTGAGGTTGACGTGCCGTCCGCGAATGTTGCCCAGTTCGAGCCTGAATCGCTGCTGTACTGAACCCTGTAGTCGGTGATCGTGCCGCTCGGTGCAGTC